TGATTATGCACAACCAGATCACCCCCGGCAATACCCGCCATGTCGCGACACTTTTACATCCGTCGCAAAACGTGTCGCGACACACAATGTCGTCGCGAGAGATTGCCGAACTAACTGGTAGCACTCACGACAATGTCCTGAAAACCATCCGTGGCTATGTCGCCAGGGGTGTCGTTTCTTCAAACGACACCCCTTATGTCCATCCGCAGAATGGCCAAGTTTACCGGGAGTTCCTTCTCTCCCAGCGCGACACCTTGGTGGTGGTCTCTGGATACAGCGTCGAGCTGCGGGCGCGAATCATCGATCGCTGGCAGGAGCTGGAATCGAGAGTCGTCGGCCAGTTGGAAATCCCCACCAGCTTTGCCGAAGCTCTTCGTCTCGCTGCAGACCAAGCCGAACAAAATCAGCTTCTTCAGCAGGTCATTGCCAAGCAGGCACCGAAGGTTGAAGCGCTTCATCGCTTGGCCAAAACCCAGGGTGATGTCTGCATCACCACCGCAGCCCAGATTCTCGGCGTTCGGCCGACCCACCTTTTCGATTGGTTGAGCCAAAACCGGTGGATCCACCGGCGCACCGCACGCTCGAGTTGGGTTGCGTATCAGCCTCGGCTGAACACCGGTTGGCTCAAGCACAAGCTGGTCAAGGTCGGCGGTGGGGAAGGGCAGGACATCAAAGTCGTCGAGCAAGTGATGGTGACCCGATCCGGCATCGTCACGCTGGCTGAACAAATTCAAGGAATCACGCTGTGAGCGTTCAAGCAATGTCCTGGGCGCTCTCTCTGCCCATCCAATCCCTCAAAGACTCGAGCGCGCGTCATGTGTTGCTGTGCTTGGCCAACTACGCCGGTTCGAACGGTGCAGGGGCTTTCCCGTCCGCTTCGACCCTGGCTCAGGACACCGGCCTGTCCGAGCGTACCGTCCGTTACAAGCTGGATGACCATGAGAAGTCCGGACTGATCCAGAAGGGCAATCAGGCGATCGCCGCCGTCCATATCGACCGCCATGACCGCCGCCCTGTTGTTTACGACCTTCAACTACTACGGGGTGCAAATCCTGCACCCCGTATAAAACGGGGTGCAGATGACGCAACGGGGTGCAACTCACAACAGAACGGGGTGCAGCCTGGAACAGAACGGGGTGCAGCGGCTGCAACCAATACATCAATTAACCATCAAGGAACCGAACAGCAGCAGCGGCAGCCGATTGTCGATGTGATTGCTGAACAGGATCAGGCGGCCATCGAGGCGCTGGATGATCGCCAACGCTTCGCCATGTTCGCTGCTTGGACTCCGCACGAGAAGGCGCTCGCCGACCAGCTTGCGATCGCCAGACTGCCCGCCGATGTCATCACTGACCAACTGCTCGAAACGTTCATGGGTTTTTACGTTGCCCGCCCGGCGTCAGTCCAGAGCGCTGCTGGTTGGTGCTTCGAACTGGTCAAGTGGGCAAGGCGAGACAAGACCAGAACCGCCGGTGCTGCAGCGCAGACGGATGAGTTCGACGACACCGACACCGAATGGATGAATGGGGGTTCCAATTGAAAACGGTTTCCACGGTTGCGGCCCAGGCCATGACCAAGGTTCGCCACGGCGAATTCATCGACACAACCACCGACGTTTCGGTTCAGGCAATGCAGGAACAGGCCCACGAAACCGGCAAGGTGATCAACCAGCTGTTCCGCCAGCTGCGCTCTATCCGCACCGCATGGCGTCAGGCTTGGCCAGACGCGAAGGCCTACAAGGAATCGAAAGCCACCTGGCTGCAAGCGTTCATCGAAAACGGCATCTGCACCCAAGAGCAGATCGATATCGGCCTGATGCGTTGCCGCGCCGAGCCGTCCGACTTCATTCCGAGCGTCGGCAAGTTCATTCAAGGCTGCGTGCCAACGCCGGAAATGCTCGACCCACCGTTGCCGAGCGTGGAGACGGCTTACAAGCAGGCCCTGCGCAACTGCCATCCAACGATGCACGGCGTTGCGAAGTGGTTCCACCCGGCCATTTACCACGCGACTGCCGCTGCCGGGTTTAACAGCCTGCCACTGCTCAGCCGGGAGCTGGGCCTGATCAGCTTCGAGAAGCGGTATCTGGAGCAGGTTCGCAAGGTCTGGATGGGTGAGCAGCTCGGCCCGATACCGGTAGCAGAGTTGGCCGGGCCAACTCCGGAACGCACCCCCGAGGTAGGCAATCAAGCGTTGGCGGCGCTCCGCGCACTGCGGTCGGGAGGTGTTGCTCGTGCCTGACTCTCGCCTCGCACCGACCAACCCAGCCGAGTACCGCTTCGCTGTGTATAGCTGCGGTTACAAGTTGGACCTCACCGACAAACCAGATCGCGCTGTGGCCTTGTTCAAGCATCCCACAGCCGCCCAGAAATTCGGCTGCCTGATGTGGCCGACCACCTTCGAAGTTATCGATGTCGTCACTGGAGAAAAGGTATGAGCGAAATCCTGACCCACCTGTGGCTCGGCTTCATGTTGATCACCTCCGGGGGCGCTCTCGAAGCATGCCGCCGTCTTGATCGCCGGTACCGGATTGCGCGAGGTGAGCGTAAATGAAGCCATTCACGCCAAAGCTGTTCAAACAGACGCCCCCGCGCGCCAAGTCCATCGACCGCGAAGGTCTGGAGCAGGCTGCACTGATGGCCGAATTGCGAGCGCGTATGCCGGCTGTTGCCGACCTGATCTATCACGTCCCCAACGGCGGGCACCGTCACAAGGCCGTTGCGGCAAAGCTGAAGCAGCAGGGCGTGGTGGCCGGTATCCCTGACCTGGTGCTGACCATGGCGCGCGGCGGCTACTTCGGCTTGTACGTTGAGTTCAAGGCTACGCCACCGAACGATGCCGCTATCTCGGCCAGCCAGCACGAGCGCATTCGTAAGCTGAACGACCAGGGCTATCTCGCCGTTGTGTGCCGTGGCCACTTTGATGCAGTGGAGCAGATCCGCGCCTACCTGCGCATGGCGCCGACCGTGGTGGCCGCATGAAACTGGCCGACAACCAAAATATTCAATCGGAGGCACTAAAGCGCATCGGCCTTCGGCCAGATATGGATGCCTCGCGACTCACGACCGCTAACTTTGATCGCCTTCTGCTGGAAATGGACGCCCTGAAAGCTTCGGCGGGGCCGTATCGGAATGTCGTCGTGTGTGTGGATTGCCTGAAAGTCCACAGTTGCCCATTTGATGCTGAGTTCGAAAACGCTTTCACGCACAGACGTGTTTGCGGTCATTGCGGCAGCCGCTCGGGCTTTCGCGATGTCGTTGGCCGATGGATTTCGTTCGCCAAGCCTTGGTCATTTTGGATGTGGGGTAGCGGGTGCTGGGCCTTCGAATTCTGCACTGAGGCCAAGTCATGAACAGCGCCGCGGTGAAGATGTCTGACGCCGAAATCAAACGGCAAGCCGCCGGCGCCGTGCGCGATCTGCGCGACACCGACAATCGCGGCCTTTACCTGCGCTTCAACAAGGATCGTGCCCGGGCTTCGTGGTACCTGGTGCTCAAGGGGAAATGGAACCTCGTCGGCAACTTCCCTGATCTCAACACCAAGCAGGTGGTCGCGGCGCTGCCGGCGATTCGCCTGCGTCTTGATGCCGGCGCTGGCTCCAACCTGTCGAAGTGGGTTCTGACGGGGGAGCTGCTGGACTGGTATGCCGACCGGATGGCTCGCGACCGTAGTCTGTCGAGCAAGCGCAAGAAGACGGGCGCATCACTGATCAAGTGCCACCTGAAGCCGCTGCTGGGCGCTGTGCCGTTGGCCTCAATTGACAAGGCCACCCTCGACGATCAGTTCATGTGGCCAGCGCAGGAATCCATCGGTATCGACTATGTGCGCTCGGCGTTCCAGCTGCTGGCCCTGGCATTCCGCCAGGCGTTCAAGCTTCGGCTGATCGCGGCCAACCCGATGAAGGACGTCAAATTCAGCGACTTCTCCAAGGCCAAGGTCGGTGTGAAGCCGTCCCGATTGCGGGTGACCCAGCTTCAGGACCTGATTGCTCTACTGCGGGATGCCCTGGCCAGCGCCCCGGCGGATGCCATGCTTGCCCTGATGATGCTCTGCCACGGCACCCGCATCGGTGAGACCCGTCAGGCCCAGTGGTCGCACATCAGCCTGGCCGAGCGCGAGTGGTTCATTCCGGCCGAGAACACCAAGACCGGCGTCGAGCATCACCTGCCGCTGACCGACCAGGTACGCCAGATGCTGATGACTTATCGCGAAACCCAGTGGGCGAGCGGCTATGCCGGCCAGTATCTGTTTCCATCACGCAACGGCAACGCGCTCAGTGAAGGTCAGGCGAGTGCGGTGTTCGCCCGACTGGGGCAGGGCGAGTGGACCAGTCATGACCTGCGCAAGGTGGCACGCACCGGCTGGGCAGACATCGGCGTCGACCACCTCATCGGTGAGCTGCTGATCAACCACGCCATGGGTCACAACGTGAAGGTGTACATCCAGTCAGACGTGATGAGCCGCAAGCGTGAGGCGTTGGATCGGTGGTGCGCGTATCTAGATGCGAAGGGCTTCAAACAAATTCACGCGTTGACCGGCTTTAGATCGGGAGATTCTGGTAATGCCCCGGAAGCCGCAGAACATAAGGGCTGCGAGGCCATTCAAGAAACAACCATAGGCGAGGTTTAAAAATGATGAAAAAGCAGCATGGACCCGCCTTCCGCCGGGAGTTGAAGTTCATCGTGGAGTGCAACATCTGCCTGGGCAAAGGCATTCGCTCCGGCCTGTTCCATCAGATCGAGTGCGAGCACTGCTTGGGATCGGGCTGGGTCTGTGGCCACACCCTCAAGACTCTGCCGCTGGGTGACGTTGTGCCGGTACTCAATGCGCGCCTGAAAGAAGCACTCGCCGAGATCGCCAAGGCCCGCCATGTCATCGGCGGTGCGCACGAACAATACGAACGGAACAACCGCCGCGGCGCCGGCGGATCGAATTTCACAGGGGATTGATCAATGGCCAGAACGAAAAGCTTCACCGAG